TATGATTGTGAAGTTGATGTATGGTGGAAATCTGGCGGCTGGTGGCTTGGTCACGATGAGCCGCAATATAAAGTCGATAGTTCTTTTATTGGTCAACAAGGCCTTTGGCTTCATTGTAAAAATCTTGATGCACTTTATGAATTGTCAACTGCACCATTTAAATACACTTACTTTTGGCATCAAGAAGATGATTTTACGTTAACATCATCACAACATATCTGGACGTATCCTGGGAAAGACCTAACTAATAACTCCATTGCTGTCATGCCTGAACGTGATGATGAGTATTGGGACTATGTGAAAAATTTGGATATTTTTGGAGTATGTACAGATTATGTTGAAAAATTCATCACCGAAACTCGCACTATGCCTGTCGGGTCAACCGAGAAGTTACGCTAAAGCCTTTGAATACATTAAAAAGAATCTATTAGACCACTACGATGTAGATGTGTTCTTACATTCTTGGAAAACAAAATCTGGTATAAATCAAGCACAATTATTTGAGCATGTCACGAGACTTTATGGTCCGGTGACAGTTTTCTTCGACCATGAATTACCGAATACCATAAATTCGGATATGCATGTACCGAACGCATCACATCCGGCAAACTTCTGTACGTCAATGTTCTATTCAATTTATAGAGCAAATGACTTTAGGATTCGCCACCAGACGTTAAATGATGTAAAATATGATTATGTCATCCGTTCACGATTTGACTTGGCCCTCAATAAAGCGATTGATTTCAATACACTGGAGAAGGGTATAGTTTATATCTCAAAAGACACGGATGGTCCAAATCCATTGTTGAACGACCAGTTTGCTATTGCTGATCCAGATACAATGAATGTCTATGCCTCAACATTTCTAAATCTCAGACGGTTGTATAATTCTGGTATCTCATTGTGTGGACATGAAATGCTACATGAACAGTTGGTGTTGAATAACGTTCCAGTTGAACGAATCGATATTGAACATCCATTCACCGATGGTAAGTTCAATATCGGAAAACACTCAATTATTAGAGATGATATGTCGAATTGGGTAGACACAAAGATTTGGGGCTACTAAATACCTAAACCTAATAGTCACAGCGTACTACTCAGAGGATTTAATGTTACCTTTTTCCCGATTTTTAATTGAACAAGAAGACACCGAAGAAGGTGCAAGCCGTCAGATTAAACACTTGACGCACGTAGAAGACCGTCCACTCCAGAACGGAGAGAAGGGTGCCAAGCACGCCATCAAATCTCTCACGGCGGCCGCACAACATATTCAGCAAGGTAAAAAGAGTTCAGAACTCACCACCAAATATGATGGTTCTCCTGCTATTGTTTATGGACGCCATCCAGAAAATGGTAAGTTTTTTGTAGCATCGAAATCTGCTTTTAATAAGACACCTAAGATTAACTACACTAATGCAGATATTGAAAAGAATCATGGCCACGCACCAGGTCTGGTGGGTAAATTAAAAGATGCACTAAAGCATTTACCTAAAGTTGCACCAGAAAACGGTGTATATCAAGGTGACATGATGTTCTCACAAGACGATAAATCGAATGAGAAGGGTGGTGGAGTATCATTTCACCCAAACCCATCTGGCTTAACATATACTGCACGTGGTACACATGAAACAGCGGCTAAAAAAGCCAAGATTGGTGTTGTAACACATCTTTCATATTCAGGTGAAAATGCACAGAGTTTAAATGCATCACATGAAGTGAATCACGAAAAGTTTAAACAACATCCGGATGTATTCTCGGTTGATCCTAGAATGGACACATCTAAGGTACATTTTGGTCCTAAAGACCGTGCTGAATTCAATAAACACATTGCCGCCGCACAGTCTGTACATGACACACACGGTGATGACATGTATGCAGGAACAAAACTACACCACGGTGTTGGTGGTCATCTAGAAACTTATATGAACCATACAGTTAGAACTGGAGAAGCACCTAATCACCAGAATTTTAGCAATTGGTTGGAAACAAAGAAAAATAAAGAAATAGATAAGTTGAAGGTTGAAAAGAACCGAACTGCCAAACAAACTGATTTAAAGACTGAATTGGATAAAGTTAGCGTAAACAGAAAGCATTACAATAACCTTTTTAAAATGCATCAGCATTTACAAAAAGCAAAAAATGTTCTAATCAATGTGATGAATCAACATCAAGAATTTCAACACACACATGCTGGTGAAGATGCTAATCCTGAAGGATACGTTTTCCATCATGGAAATGAATCAGACAAATTCGTTAACAGAGCAGAGTTTTCACGTAGAAATTTTGCAGGTATAAGGAACATTTAAAATGACTTTTTTAACTTTTAAACAATTGGAGTCTTATCGTTTAGATGAAGGTCGTGCAAAAATGGCTTCTTCTGGTGTTGCCGCTGAAGATCATTTGATGAAATATGTTTTACCATATTTAAATGCAGAAGGACACACTCACACTTTAGCTACAGAACATGAAGATTTGCCAGCAGGTTCTCATGTGAAATTAAAAAGTTTTGATGTTCTTAATGATAAAGTTCACGTTCATGCAGAAGATCAAACTGGAAACGACCAACTAATTCCTTTGTCAAAATTATATAAACCTGGTGAAGCACCGTCAAACAAAGGACATGACTATGAAAATAAACTTGTTGAAAGATTAAAAAAGCACGGCATCATGCCACATCATCTTTCGGGTGCAGGCTCAACCGCAGGTACAGATTTTGCAGTTGAAAATAGAAAAAGAAAAATGGCACATCCTGGTGCCGTTACTGGTTCTCTATTAAATGGAGAAACAAAAGATGGTGTCACAGCATCCATGGGCCAACTAACAATACACCATACAAAAGAAAAAGGTTGGCACATTGGTGATAAAGCAAGACAAAATAGACCAAAATATGCAAATGAAATTCAGAAAGCTGGTATTTTGGAATACATGAACAAAATGCATGGAGATCCGGATAAAGCCGAATCAACATCTTCAGGTAGAGCAAAGACGATTGAAATAAAACACCACAATTTGGATCCCGCACACGCATACCTACAAGACCATCATGTACATGTATTACAAGTTGGTGGATACGGAACTTATAGTGTTGGTAAAAAAGATGAAACTGGCCACGGACTTCCCAATATATCAGGTAAAGGTGCTTGGAGAATTAGAGAGAAACAAAAGGGTAATAAGTTTGCTAGAACTGTAGCATTTCATCCTGATGGTAAATCTGGTTTGAATAAGAGTACTTACGATTTAGATAAAGATGAAGATTTACACAACTTTAAGAAGACTTTGGGACATAAAGATTAAATGAAATCCTTTTTAGAAAAATTAGAAGCGAATTCTAAAACCCACAAACCTGTGGTGATGGCCTTTGGTCGCATGAATCCTCCGACTACCGGACACGAAAAGTTGGTTAATAAAGTTAAAGAGATTGCAAAAGATTATAATGCTCCACACCATATCATCATTTCACATTCTGTTGACGCCAAAAAGAATCCTCTCGATATTGCTTCAAAATTAAAACACGCACAGCGTTTCTTTCCGAATACCAATATCGAATCATCATCTAAAGAACACCCAACATTCTTGCAACATGCGGCAAGATTACATGCGATGGGTCACGACCATTTAATTATGGTTGCTGGTTCTGATCGAATTCCAGAATACGAAAAGAAACTTCAACAATACAATGGAACTGCAAAAGGTTCACTCTATAATTTTAAAAAGATTGAAGTCAAATCTGCTGGTCAACGTGATCCTGATGCCGAAGGTGCAGAAGGTATGTCTGCATCAAAGATGCGTGAACATGCACAGAACAATGATTTTCATTCTTTCAAACAAGGCGTTCCAGCACATGTTCCAGAAAAACATGCACGTGAATTATTCCGTGATGTTAGAGGTGGAATGGGTTTGCATGAAAGTGTAAATCATGGGATTTTTAAAGCAATCTTTATCTCTGGTGGTCCAGGTTCAGGTAAAGATATTATCATCCGTGAAGCTATTGCTCAACAGAATGCGGTTGAAATCACTTCAACAACAGCAATATCAATTCTAAATGATAAACATAAACTCTATGAGTTTTCACGTGATTCACGCAGAGAAGCAATTCGTCAACGTCAGCCATTGATTATCACTGGTACGACAAACGAACAATACAATATTCTAACAATCCGTGAGGAGTTAGAAGAACTCGGTTACGAAACGATGATGGTTTTTGTAAACACTTCGGACGAATCTTCAAGAAAGAGAAACGAAGGACACGAAAGAATGATGGCTGAATCCGTTCGCAAAGAACGTTGGGAAGTCACACAGTTAGTTGCAGAGAAGTTCAATCAGGAATTTAAGAAGTATCTCGAATTCGATAATTCGATTGATTTGAATGAAGCAAATGAGTTTGAAACATCGGAAAAAGAAGAAGACATTTCAATCATTTATGAAATGACGAATTGGTTTTTCGATACTCCAGTTGATAATGAAATTGCCGAGTCTTGGATGACAAGACACAAAAAGCACAACATCAACAAGATGTTTGAAAACTTTATAACTAAACCTACATCAGAAAAGGGATACAAAAAATATGTTACAGAAAATAAAACAACTAG